ACTAAACCCCCTGAGGCGTAACCGTCTGCGCCTGCTGGAATATCTGACTGGGAGTCTGGTAATTCTGAGCAGCCATCTGTCCCTGATAGAAGCCAAGCTGCTCATCAGTTAAGTCTGTAAGGTCTGCCATCGTGGGATTTGTTGGAACAGTAGTAGTATTCTGCGGGACATTCAACCCGAACAGCGATGCAGGAATATTTCCTTCAGGGCTGTCTGCCACGTTCTGCAGGAACCCACTCTGTCCGGCAAATCCTACGGCTGCGGGATTGCCTATAAAGTTCAAATAATTCGCCATGTTCTGCGGAGCAGCACCAGCCTGTACTTCGGCAAGCCTTTGTTCCGGTGAAAGTCCACCTCTCGCAAGGGAGTTCTGGAGAGCCATCTGCTCATTTGCAGTAAGACCAAACGGATTGCCCGGAGCCTGTGCAAGTGCAAGTTGTTGTTCCGGCGTAAGTCCTCCGCGAAGAATCGTACTGATATCACCCATTCCCTGACCAAGTTGCGCCGCCTGGAATGGGCCTGCCGCTGCCTGAGCCTGTTGAACCCCAAGCATGTCCTGATATCTGGCATCAGGTGCTGTACTCAGCGCGCCAAATGGAGTTGCACCTGCCTGTGCTGCAACATCTTGCATACCTGCAAATTGTGCATTAGACAGACCGTAAGGATTATATTGCGCTCCAAGAATGGCTTCGGCATCTGTCAGTCTTTGCGCCCTGTCTGCCGGATCAACACCTGCTCCAAGATACCCAAATGGAGTGGCTGCAGCAGCTTGGGTAGCAGCCGCTGCCTGTTGTGCGCCTGCCTGGGTAGTAGCTATATTCTGCTGTGCAGTAGCCTGAATATTGGCTATCTCCACCTGTTTTTCTGCTTCAGTAAGCATAGTGCTTGCCTGAACATTTGCTATAGCTTGCTGTGCGGCAGCCTGAATCTGTGCGGCTCCTGTTACTCCGCCAGCCTGTGCTTCAGCAGCACCAACTTGTCCCAGCCTTGCTGATTCTGCGGCTGCCTGTTGCGTTGCCTGTTCGAGTCTGGCTAACTCTTCTGCTTCCTGAGACCGACGTAAAGCTATTTGCTGCTCTATGCCTGCTACGTCACCTGCCGACAATCTCCTGATCTCTTCAATTTCTCGGTTTGTCTCAGCAGTGATCCTGTCCCGTTCCATCTGACGGTTGATATCTGCTGATCTCAGGTCAACTTCTGCTTTACGGGCTTCTCGCTCTAACGCAGCTTGAGTTGTAAATTCCTGTTGTTGAAGTTCAAATCGCCGTAAACTTTCAGCTTCGTCTAAGTTATATCGACGTAAATTTTCTGCTGCTGCTGCCTCTATTTGAGCTGCCTGTATCTTGTACTCTTCAGAACGCTGGAACTCCTGAAGGCCAAGCTGCGCCATAATCTGGTTATGCTGCTCAGTTCCCTGCGCTAACTGCGCTTGAACTCTGAGGGTTTCTAAATTCTGCTCTGTTTCAAACTTAGCCTTCTCGACTTCAGCCTGAAGCGTAGCAATTTCCATATCGCTATTTTTGCGGATTTCTTCTATCGTCGCAGCATCTGCACCCTGTTGTATGATAGCGGCAAGCGTGTCTGCGCCCTCTTGCTTGGCAACAGCAAGCTCGCCTTCAACTTCAGCAGTTTTTATCTGTGCATTGCTGATGAATCCAGCCTGGGCTGCTGCGTAGTCAAGCATTGCGCCCAATACAGGATTTAGGACTTCTGCTCCTTCTAGCGTATAAGTCCTTTTATCTTCAGGCCACTCTGCCAGAATGTCGGCATAGGGAACCAGTTCTCCATTTGCAAAGGCAACTCCTTGTTCGTCAGGTGTCATATGAGCGTTAGGTGTAGCTACAGGATTAGCACCCTCGTGTGCATAGCCGCTTCCTGCCTTACCAGAAGGGCCTTGTTGTTGAAGACCGAATAAATCAGTAGAGGCATCGAACTTAGAATGCTCCGCGCTTACCGCCCACTTCCGCAAAGGGCCTGATATATCCGCGAACTTAGGGTCGTCTAAGCCTATGCGACCCCATGCGCCTTTCATCGACCAGTCTCCCTCATTAGGATCATACGAAGCCCTAATCTGGCCCTCTGTGCTGGGGTCTTCACCCTGTATTAACTTCTTGTAGGGTGCAATAAGATCGGCTGGATTTGGAATATTAAAATATTGAGGAAAAGGGGAGGCATCAGCGTCAGCTTCTTTGCCAAATAGTTCAATATTTATTCCTGAAGGTAACCTTGTGGTCAGGGCTTGATTCAAATCCTGCCCAATAGGGGTATCCGTTTGCGTTATAGTAAATTGTTCTATATCACCGAATTCAAGTCCGTCTACCTGGTTTGCAATACTCGCAATAACAGAATCTTCAGTTGGGGCGTTTAGGGTTACCTGGGCTGCTGCAACATCATACGGAGACAGCCCCGGAAAGAGATATCGGTACTTCATTGGAATTTGAACTGTGTAGTTAGCCATTTACATTCTCCCAAACGGGTTTGCCGGACGACGCTGTTGCTTTCGCTTCCCGGCTGGTGGTTCGATCTGTGCATCCTGAATCTGCTTCGGGATGGTCTCAAGGTATCGTTTCACTATCTCGTCAAATTGTCCGACAGCCTGCGTTATGACATCAGTCGGCTTGTTCCTGGATGCCATTATCTCGTAAGTCCTGCTGGTAGTTGTGAAGTCGGTACTCGCCTGCTCCCGTCACGGGCGGGGCTGCTTATCTGCCTTGCCGTCAAGTCTGCCTCGCCTATCGACCCCGGCATTACTGGTCTCGTGGTAGTGGGTGCGCCAGTCCCCGGAGTCTGGGGTCTGGTTCCAGCCTGGTTGCCCTGCTGGAAGTTACCTGCGTTGGGGAGCTGTGTCGCGCCCTGCGTGTTAAGGATATTGCTTGCGATGTTCTCTGCATCGCTCGTTGTCGCACCTGCTGCCTCGACTATGTTCTGGAGGAGCGGCACTCTGGCGGCTGCCATGCCTTCAAGAAGTCCCTGAATCTGTTCTGACTGCATGAACTTCTCAGCCAGTAACTTTGCCTGGACTTCGTGTGCGTTCGATACTCCGGCTTCGCGCAGGGCGGTGTCGTGGTCTACGAATCCTTCTCGCCATTTTGTTGACCAGAGGTTGAGGGTTCTTTCCCTTTCCTCAGGAGCAGTTGGATTAAGCTGAACGAAATTAACGACATGTCCCTTAATGTCTTTCGGTGATATCGTGGCATCAATAGAGCCAGACTCTGTTTGACCCCAGACCGTAATCCTGTCCCTAATGACGTATTGGACAATATTAAGAATAATCTCATTTCTGTGCTGGAGCCCTCTCTGCGATCCGTCCACGTAAGCAGCAAAATTGAGACGGCTGATACCGGACAGAACCGCCGTCTCGTAGCCAGAGGCTGAACCTGTCGGACGCTGACCACGCGTTACCGACGGTGCTGTATTGGATTCCAACGCCTCATCCAGTACGCCCTTGGCTATAAGTATTGACTGGGGCGGTTCAGGAACCTTCTGAATATCTACGGTTACCTGGGGCGGAAGGTTGTTCCGTGAACCGGGAGCCTGGTCGTATTCTGCCTGCACTTCTTCGGTCATGCCCGGTGGGCCTTGGAAGTTGGTGACAGGCCATGCTGACTTGTTCACGATGTCGAGATAATGGGATGCGAGCTGTGACTCCGCCCGTATCATGTCGAAGTTGCCGTCGAGTATTCCTCGATACAAATCTTCGGGCTTGTTGCCCAGGGTGACCAGTCCTGTCTGAGGCCAGTACATTGTCCACGGCAGTGTCATGTAGCCATGTTTTCGCGGCTTCATAACCCATGCCTGTTCTGCGATATATGCAACCTGCGACTGCGTCCATATCTCTATGAACTGCACATTGCCGTCGTTAGGGCCTTCCCATCCGGGGAAGTGTGCATGTATCCATGTTGCCTCGACATCCCAGAAGTGCATTACCCATCTTGGGTTGAACTGGTTGTTGGTGTCCCAGATACACTGTTGTGGATTCACGGCTTTCGCGACGACAGGCCACGATATCGCCCGTTTCTCCATTACAGCGTCGAGGTCTTCCTTGTACCTGTTCACATCGCCAGAGTCGTCCGGCGGCTCAGGAAATTCCGCCCATCTGTTTCCTGCAAACTCCGTCTTTTCCCATGCGACTCCGTAAGAAGCCATGTGGAAGTTGATGATCCGTCGGGTAGGGGTGTCCTGTTCGAGCCTGTGGTTTGCTCCCCTCAGGAATTTTTCTATTCGTTCTGCCCGTGCCTGACCTCTTGGGCCGGGCGGGGGGACTGTAACATCAATAAACGGGGGAGTTATGTGGTCGGTAAGCGTCTTTACCGTGGAGTGGGCTGTACCCAGGCGAATCTGTGTTCCGTCTTCCGTGATCGGAAAGTCGAAGTCACCCTTTACGAACTCATCGGATGTCTGGCACTTCCTCCAGAACTTGGAAAACTTCATGCGTCCGCGGGCAAGTTCTGACTCTATCCATGACAGCGAGAGCGTCGGCTCTGACTGTGACGGGGCTTTCTCCAATGCGATGCTCTCGTCAGACACCGTCTGCTTCATGGAGTTGACAGTAGTTCCGTTCAGATATGAGGAGACCATAAACCGTTCTTATATTTTTACGGGTTCGCCGTTTATCACCACGTCTACCTCGTCGAGTACCCCTGCGTGACGTTCTTCCCTGACTCCCTGGAAAAAGGAATTCTTCCTGCGTCTACGCATGGTGTTGAGAGGTCTTAGCGGTTCAGCACCCTTGAAAGACTTATTTGTGCGCGCTTTCTGAGCATACTCTACTGGGTCGCATCCATGCAAGGCTAAAACTTCTGCATCTACCCAGTCGTCGTGTTTTCCTGAAATAGTCGTGAATACGTGTCCACGATTGGCAGTTTCCTTGTGTGAAATGTCCATTAACTGGGTTGACAGCTTTGTCCAGTCGGCTGGGAAAGTGACCTGTTCGTGTTCGAGTGCAACCCGATATGGTAGAAATAGGTCATGGTATTTAGATACTGGCGTGAAATTAAACGCTATTACTGGGATTCCTTCCGCGAGCATCTCGTTGTACATGATGTCCCTTGCGAATTGCCCACCGAGTCCGGTGGAGTCCATGACGATCTGCTTGAGGTTCCACCTTCTTGCCTCGGTACGGACTACTTCCATCTGGATAGTCCAGTCTGTCTTGAGAAGTTCTGTTGCGAAGACGGATTCTCTTGTTCGTCGATTCTTTACAATCAGGACGGTTGCGTCATTTGATCGTCCGAGGTCGAGCCCTGCGACGTATTCGTCGTTTGACCTGGGCCTGAGCAACTGCGTGGCGATCGCTGCCTTATCGACTTTCCTGAAGAACGCCCCGACACCTTCGGGTTGTATTGCCATGTAGAGACGATTCCAGTCGTCTTCCATCATGGTTTCCCTGTCATCCCTGATTTCTTCTTTCTGGTCTTCGGTGAGGAGCGGGTTGTCAAATGCAGTCCAGGAGAAGGATTCTCTCCTTGAGGACGGTTTTTCCTTGGCGCGCTTGAAGTTCCTTGCGAACCAGTGTCCTGGCGATACCGGGGGTATTCCCTCGACGAGCGCACGTCCTGCCCTTCCGGGGCTTGAGAGGGTGGGTCTTAGCTTGTTCCAGCCGATTTCGGCAATTTCCTGTGCTTCTGTTACGTGCAGGAAGTCGAGTCCTACTGACTGCAGCGACTCAGGGTTATCTGCGGATTTGAGTTCCCAGAAGACTACAGGCCTGGGTCTTGGCTTCCCGTCTTTTCCACGGAGCCATCTGCCGTTGCTGTCCTTGAATACGAGCCATACGTGCAGCGCGTCTTCCTTGAATCCTGATCCCCTTCCGCCAGCGAGCTTATTCTCCCTGTAGGGATTTGTCTTTGAGACGAGGTGTTCGGGAATAAATGCCTGCATCTCGTTCCAGACCTGGTACATCTGTGCCTTGGTAGGGGCTACCGTCCAGACATGGATGGCAGGGACGAGCCTTGCTTCCTCTGCGTTCATCACGTTCCTGGGGTCGTTTGGAAATACGACGTATTCCTGTGAGAGTTCCTCTATGACAGCGAGGTCTTCCTCAAGTGCAGAGCGGGTCTTTCCACCACGCCGTCCCGTCTGGTTCCATTTCACCTTCGCCTTTGACTGGTGAAGTTTTAGCTGGTGTTCATGAGGCTTATAGGGCATTAACCTGGGATTCCCATAGCGGGATCATATTTGAATGATGCAAGTCCTGAATCGTCGGAAGTGGGGTTTTCCACCTGCTCGGCATCCTCAGCCCATTTCGTGTGTGCTTCGATATCTCTTCGTTCCTGGAAGGGCTCTGCCATATCGAGCATCCCGTTTTTCTCAACGATGTCCCTGTGAAAATTTATGGCTTTAGGGTCTGACTCCAGCATAGCATACGCTGCCAGCTCACCCTCTCTCATGTAAACGGTCTTCAACTGGGAAGCCGTAACAGGATTCTTCCAGCCCCTTTTTGCAGGATAGTCCTTTTTCTCCCTGTAAGCCTCAAGGGCCTCTCCGAAAGTAGGGGTCGCCTTGATAAGCCGATTTATAGATTCCCACTCCCATCCCCATACCTCGACCATGTCCTGGATGGCTACCTCAGAAGAACCCCAATCCTCAAGGCTGACATATACCCGACGAAGCCGCCTGGGCCATTCCTTCCAGCAGGAGACAGAACCATTAACCCTGTATTCGATTTTGTCATATCCATTTGCCATGAAGAAAACCCTGACCCATTGAAATGATTTATGTCACCCAACAAAACCTATCACAATTTTTCTCGCGCGCAAAATACCCGGATACCCGGATAAAAATACACCGAGCCTTAAGCGAAGGTGTGTTTTAACCCGTTAACCCGGTTAACCCGGTTAACGCGCACACATGCACGAGGAAATACACCTTACAGGTAAACCCTCGGTGTATTTCAGATGTACTTAAGATGTATTTGATGCTCGAAACAACCAGGTTGAACTCGTAAAACAGAAATACACCAAACGTGTATTTGATGTGGCTTTTGATGTATTTGCTCAAAATAGACTCAGCACTCTGGGGGGTACATCACTCCTACAGAGTAGGGCCAGCGGGCTATCGGCGAAGCCGTTTCACTGCTGAATACATCTGTAAAATCCTGGAAATCGTCCGCATTATGCGCGCTTTCCACAACCCCGCGAACCGCGCAACACGACCCGCATTCGACGACCCGACCCGACCCGATTTGATGCCCCGATTTGATCCGGTCACGACCCGCGCATTGACGGTGCACCAACACGCCTATCACCCACACCTAGCCGCGGGCACGTTCCATTCTTTAACTCGCGTGTCGCGTGTATATGTGAGGATTAGTGCGGATTGAGGTTAATCCGCACTTCTATTAATGGTGTCGCAATGCCTGGCATTGTGTTGCATTGTGTTGTGGGTATCTATAGGATGTATAGGTTAGATGTTCTGAGAGTCTCGGCGGTAGACGATATCGAGACCATGGCGAAGCACTGAGGTTTAAGCCTAGCCTGAAGCACATAGCAGTCTGACCTAGCGAACTACTCGCTAGCTGCCCACAGCGAACCGATACCGATGATTAAGAGTGCTTATAGGTATACGGATGGTGCGGAGCAATAAATCGAATTCACTTTGTAGTTAAAGGATAAGACGTAATGCCTACGTTGAAAGAGAAAGCGTATATCGCTGCTGGTAATGCAACTGGTAAGGATAATCAAGAGTTGATTCAACGCTTGATTGAAGAAGCAGAGAGTAAGGATAATCCCGTTGTGACCATTGGTCTCAATGGTAAGTTAGTTAAGAATTCTCTGTTTCTATCCGAGATTGAACGCAGTGCAATTGAGATTGTGGCCGTTTGGTGTTCAGATACCAAACGTGACCTATCAAAGTTTGCATTCAACGTTCAGTATCATCACAATTCCACGCAAGTGACATTGACTGATGAGTTCACCGTTTTAGACATCTGTCACGGAGTACAGATCACGGCATCCATTCTGGATGATAGTGACCGGATACTCTTAGACATTATTCTAGGTGACGAAATTTTTGGTGTTGGTAATGAAGTTAGACACATTCAACTTCTACATGCCATAACCGAAGCTTTATACGCTGTAGTTAAGCTAGAAGATGATGAGAATAACATCAAATCGTTTAAAGCAATTGCATCATCGAATAAGAAACATTCAGATAAGCTACGTTCACACTTTGAGCGTTGGTTTAAAGAATTCACAGTACACGATGAGAGCAAGGGAATAAGACGCGGCGACGATAATACCGTCAACCGTCCGCGTGTTATGACTGGCAAGTCTGTTGCGATGTGGAAACGGATCGGATTGAAGCATGATGTGTTCAACATCATAAATCGTCCGTTCCGTGATGCTAAGTCTGACGGTACTCCTGAAGACGATTCCAACCCGTCGGATGATCCGCCAGCACCCGAAATGGTGAAGATGCATTGTGGTACTTGCGATCCTAAAATGAAATACGTTGACAGTATCCACCCTAGGAACGCTAAGCGCCGAACATGCACCAACACACGAAGCATTAAGAGTGTTAAGACTACGTGCAACGTACTCTTAACCGCCGTTAGTGTGACCGTTGAAGCTAACAAGGATAAGGATTAATTGAGAATTGCCCCCGCTGGACTAACCATCCGGCGGGGGCATTTTTTTGTGCCATTTTTTAACTCGGAGCTCCAGATTAAATGACGATATTTTTAATAGATTTTTGAGGATTTTTCAGGATTTTTTCTTGAATTTTTTTCGATTTTTTTTGAGAATTTTTCCGCTGATACTAACTTAAAAAAACAAAAAACCTGGTTCCATGCAACGCGTACGCGCTAGGTAAAAAACGTGGTTTAGCTAGGTTCAAAAAGTATAGACTCAGACATACTTGTATGACATAATTAAATGGTGAGACAAAACGCGTCTCACTAAACCATTTTAGGGATTGCGGATTGAGCTTAATCCGCAGTACCGCCAGAAGGATTAAAACATGAAAATTATCTGGGGTACTACACTACCGAGCCAGATGCCTACGTGGCCGCGTGAGCTCACATGCACATGTGGCGCACGGTTCACAACATCCTTTGCGATTGCTAACCACTACCAAAAGGTACACGTTACCTAATGGCAAAACTAAAGCGAAAAGTTCGTTGCCGCGTCCGACATGGAAACATCGTAAAACGTGGCAAGTGTGCTGATGTGCATGGACACTCACAATGTGACGTGAACACGCACGATACAACACCAAACTATTTCCGACAGATGAAACAGATGTATCAGGGCGGATATGTCCGCGTTGGTGGGAATCTGTATCCGAGACTGTGGTTCGGGAAAGAGGTTTAAATGGAAGTTAATCAAAGTGAATTGTGTCAGGGATCAGGTTTAAAAACCACGAACCCTATCACTGGCGGATACTTCAAAACGTCCGTATGTACGCACTGCAAAAACCTACGCGGCGTTGTGTGGGATCGCACTATAAACCGCCACAGGTTCAATACTCATTCCAGAGAAGGAGTATTCACGAGAATTGTATAGCTACCTGATACGAGATCAGGTGAGCCAGAAAGGGGGTGATAAAAATGACATTCGAGATGATGAGAGTTAAACGCGAACTCTTTGAAGATGCTAAAACGCCGATCTCCAAATCAGCAAATAACATGCTGACGATCGCGCTAAAAGCCGAGTCAATGGGCGAGATCGAAAAAGCTGAAAAATACCTGGATAAGGCAATCGAAGCTGAGTAATAAAAAAGGACAGACATGACGTGTTCAAAATGCGGAAACACCGGATTTAAGTCCGATGCCATGCTGAAAAAGCACAGGGAAAATGCATGTATCCGCACCATGCCAGTAGTGCTGCCGTCCAGGTTTGCGCTACCCGTGAGCGAACTACAAAAACTTGAGTCAGTGAGGAGCTGAAACTTGTATACATCTAAGAACTATAAAACGAAAAAGGCAATGCGCGAAGCGTTCAAGACTGGTGAAAAAATAGCCGTCTATCAACCTGGCGGATTTTTCCCAGGAAAAACTGATGGAAAAGTGACGCTGGAAGGGCCACATTACCCAGAACCACACAGGTGGTACGCAAGCGTAGAGATAAAGGACAGCGTGATAACACGGATTATCAGCTAAGTAGTGCGGAGCGACCTCGATCCGCAGGGAGAAGGGAGTAAAAAATGGCATTTAGATTAGCGATTGAAACAGACAACGCTGCATTTGATTCAGATGGACATACATCCTTTCATCAAATAGCAAAAACAAAAGAGATTGCACGTATCTTGATGAAAACAGTCAGCCAGTTAAGTCAAATGCCTCCGTCAACATATACAGCATCGGAGATTATCTACGACATCAACGGCAACGCTATTGGATCATGGCACTTAGATTAGGAGCTAAAAAATGAAATGCATCTGTAAGCCATGCACTGAAGACTTATTCACGGGAACATGCGACGGCATGAAATGGAAATGTATGCCATGTGAACGTGCTTGGGCCTTAAGGGATGAAGCTGAAAAAAAGAGGGCATCACTTGAAGATATCCTCAAGAAAAAACTGGTTTCTGAAGGAGTCTCTGAGGACTGGCTAGATAGTCACTTGGAAGTTTTATAGGAGTTAAAAAATGTGGGCTGTTGAAACATTCACGCTACTTGATGGCTTCGTAAATACGTGGACAACGGGTGACGATGAAAAACCTGTTGTCTATGAAAGTAAAGACGAAGCTGAACAGGCACTGACTGAGTATCTGGAAGACCAGCACGCAGCGGTAGACGCTGGCGACATGGCTGACAAATACCCCAGGTCAGACTTCAGGATTGTTGACATCTCTAAAGAAGTCGCGAAAAAACTAACTGCGATTGATCGCAAAGAAAACGAGGAGGCATGGCGAAAACAAGCACCTAAATTAGGAATACACCCAGACATGCACGTAAAAAAATCAGAACGTGAAGCACTGGGCTTTTTCGAGGAGGACAGGTATGTCTAAAGATACATGCCGATGCTGTGGGAAATACGCCCCGTCTTGGCTTGCGTACTCGTACAACGAAGGAGGTGAAAAAAAGTACGTCAACATTCACACACAGTGCATTGAAAAACACTGGGACAGGCACGACCGAGGCGTAAACGCCAGTCGGTGCAAGGAGTTTGGAGGTAAAAAATGACAGTACCACCGAGGAGAGTAAAAATTGGATCAATTGGTATTGATTCGGGACAAGTGTTAATTGGCGATCCCTGTTATTTACGTTATTTCAAAAATGACGAATATAACGAGGAGACCGAACAAGGAAACTTTAGTTATTCCGGCGCATGTAACACCACAACGCAAGCAGCCTCAGGGGGAGTCTTATATGGGGAATTCGGTAATGAAGCCGCTGTTGTGGCATCTACCGGATACGGAGACGGATTATACGACGTATTCGCCACGTATAACGATGAAAATCGCGTTGCAAAATTAGAAATAACTTTTATTGAAGGAGAAAAGTAGAAGGGAAAAAAGGACATGAAACAGTTCAACAGTGCGGTGATCTGGGAAGGAAAATCACCATACGACGGCGCAGAGATAATGCTCTTGGGAGGAGCCGTTAAAGACCCGTCTAGAAATAGAAAAACTGGCTGGATGATACAGATGTATATCCTAGTAAAAAATGTGCCGCCAGTCGAAGCTGTAAAACAGGAGCTGGACGCGTCAGTCTGTGGCGACTGCGTGATGCGGTGGAATAAAGGCGGCGGATGTTACGTTGTACCGCTGTTTATGACAAAAACCTGGAAAAAAGGATTGGAAGCACCACGCATAACGCCGACTGAGCTGGCACGACTTGCCAACAAATACAACACGCCTATTCGGCAGGGCGCATACGGTGACCCTGCATTTGTCCCCATGTACGTATGGGAAGAATTGGAAAATGCTGTTAGCAATAAGAAAGGAGCAAGCTATACGCACCAATGGGAGTCGGTGTCTCCCGAATACGCCAAGTTCTCAATGGCATCTGTCGAGAACTTAAAACAAAAAGCAGATGCACAGGCCCTGGGCTTCAGGACTTACAGGATGGTGGACGACGTGTCTGAAATCCAAAAAGACGAGAGACTGTGCCTGAATAGTAGCAGGGGCATACAGTGCCGCGACTGCGGCGAGTGCGGTGGCAACAGGAGTAAGGCCAGCCACCGCCAGAAAAACATAGTAATCGTTAGACACTAAGGAGAAAAAACGATGGAAGGTAAAATTGGCAGCAAAGAGACGACTGCAATTCAGCGAAAAGCCCATGAGGTTCTGAGTGAGGCGTTTGGAGACATGGTGGTGGAAGTCGGTAAGGCTTCGTACTACCACGAAGGGCATAAGGTGGACTTGAAGTTCTCGATCGGATACAAGGACGCACTCGACGACGTAAAAAATCAGGCTCTGGAACTGTACGGGCTGGAAGGCTGGAAGGTTGGCGACATATTCGAGTTATACGGTGAAAAATACCGACTCGAAGGGTACAACCCTAAGGCTCGAAAGTTTCCCATCCAGATGACCAGGCTGAGTGACAACAGCAGTCGCAAGGCTAAGGAAAGTATGCTCAGAAGCGGTAAAAAAGTAGAAGCATGAGTTACTGGATGAACGACAAAAAACCAAGCATTGAGGAAGCGCACAAACTGTCGGAGGATCACGCTCAGGGAATCCACTACTTTGGAAACAGGCTTAGAACCTGTCCCGACTGCTACAGATGGCCGTCGTGGAAACTGGCTGATCTGTGGCAGGGTGTGTACTCCTTGATGGGTGGTGAGTGTGGGTGCGGATACCAATACAACGAGTGTGATAACGAGTGCTGTCCAGAGGATTCCGACCATGGCCCTTGCGTTAAGGAGACCATGACTGGACTAACAAACTTTATGGACGATTACTGGAAGGATAAGAATGACAACTGAAAAAAATCCAGAAGGCTGGGTCGTAGTAAACGACATCAATACTCCTATAAACGGAACCCATTTACAGGGATACATCCGTTCATCAGGATTTGACCTGATCCACAAGCTGGGTCAGCCGCAATATGGCGACGGATACAAGGTATTTAGTGAGTGGACTATCGAATCCGACAACGGAGTCGTTACGATCTACGATTGGAAAGGAGCGAACATGCTCGACGAGACTGTTTCAAAGTGGAACATCGGTGGTCACAACGGCGACTGCTGGCAGGTGCTGGAAGACGCAGGATTGGAGTACAAGCGTGTCTACTAATTACTACCCGACAGAAGAACCAGTGATGACTGTTGCCCAGGTGTTGAAGCACCAGAGGAATCATGGGTGGTGGTGCTGCATCTACTGTCACGAGGTTACGTTGACGAAGTGGAGAAAGAGGAAGCAGCACATTATGTCTTGCTACATCGCCTGGAAAAAAAAGGAGATGGAAAAACAGGAAGAAGAAAAACCGAATAACTGATGTTCGATAACTGGATAAAAAAAGGAGAACAATAATGTCCAGCGACGCTCAATTTACAGCAGACCAAATAATAAAACACTTGGTTGGCGGGAAAATAACACGAGCCATAGCAACATTTGAAGATGGCGCAGCGAATAATCACTTTGAGGACTTTGCAGGATTCGTAGTGAAGAAGGGTAACCGGACTATTAATGTTTGGGTGCAATCAGATGCGGAAGGCAACGGTGGCGGATGGCTCGCACTCGAAGACCCCAAGACACAGAAGG